ATGACCACACTATTTGTCCATATGGAGAGTAACTTATGCCAACTAAGTCCGATGTTGGACGTATCCGGCGGAGAGTTGTTCCAGCTGGCAAGAAATCGATTAGCCTTGGCTATTTCGAATCTGCCACTGTGAATGGCCTGGGACAGATCCTGAAGTGGGATCCACAGACTAGAAGTCCTGTGTATACCTCACTAGCGGATTCACCCATCTCTGCTGAATTTTGTGAAGATGAGAATCATCACAAACAGCGAGGAAGGTATGACTCAGGCGGAAACTTTCTGCTTTTGAGATACCAAAACAATTACAACCCTTCGGGGTTGTTCGGACGTGGGACCTATACCAATTTAACGACGAATCCCTCCATTAACGGAGGGCAACCGTTCGTAAATCGAAGGTATGTAGGTGGGTTTTCACCCCCTCCGAATTCTTTCTTTCAGATAGGTGCTGACTTTTCAAGTGCAGGACCTCTTCTACAGAGAACGAATTCGATGATCCCTACTATGGCTGGCTTAGGAGAACGGGCTTGGAATGGAACTAAGCCTGACTTCCAGCAACTTGAAGGTTTTACCTCCGCTGCAGAAGCTGATGAGGCCGGCGGGATGGTGAAGACGTCTCTCGAAACTGTGAAAAGACTCAGGACTGAAGCTAAACGCTTCAATAATGAGTACATCACACTTGGAGGAACTCCTCATGGTCCTCGAATCGGCCCAAGGGCAGTCGCAAACGAGTTCTTGAACATCAAGTTCGGATGGATACCCTTCGTTCAGGATGTCATTGACTTCACAAAAACTGTGCACTTTTACCGGAATCTTCTGGTAAAGGCACTGAAGTACAATGGGATTCCAATACGAAAGCGGATCTCCTTGTTTTCCGATAGTAAGCCTTGGGTTAAGCTCGCTGGCGCAACATATAGTGTGAGTAATAACTCCTACCCTATGCCATGCCATGCAGTCGCTTTCCCTAGTGACTTCTTTTCGTCAGCTCCTTCCTGGGAAGTAGTAGAGGGTAGAACCTCTGCAGCTTACGGGATTGGGAAATGGACGATCTATCGGCCAGAGTTCGACTCGCATCGCCCGGAATTTTATTCCTCTTGGAATAAATTCGAGCAATTCTTAACTCTTACCGGGTTAAGAATTAGTCCGTCGTCTCTGTACAAAGCTACTCCGTGGACATGGCTTATTGACTGGTTTACAGATATTGGTAATTTCTTCCAATTTCTGACAGACGAGTTCAGTAATTCCATTGTCTCACGATACTGCTACGCGATGCAGGCCCAAACGATTACACGGTTGTTCACAAACGTGCTTCCGTTTCGTGGGAATCCTGTTTCTCTGAATTTTGCGAGACAAATTGTCTCAAAACAGAGAATAGCGGGCAGTAGTCCATATGGGTTTGACCTGCCCTGGGAGTCTTTGACTGCCGGGCAATATGCAATCCTTGGAGCACTTGGTATCACCAAAAGGTGATCCCTCCTTGGATATACCGCTTCAGGCCATTGAAAAGTGTTGGGTTTGGAACCCCAGCATTCGCCTGATGTTAACTTCCCATACTTCAGGAGGCCAACTATGGCGTTCACTGATCCGTTACCGGATGTCACTTTGGCTGGCTCAGCCCAAGCTCTTCCGCGCATTCGAACTGATGGTGCAAAAAGCATCTATCAGAAAAGTGACCTTACCCTCACCGTTACTCTATCCCATCGGGGAAAAGAGGAGCGGGGTCGGGAAAGAGTCGTTTCGCTTGCGCACTTCGAGCAGAGATCGATAGTTGCTGATCCGCTTACGGCGGCCAACGACTACGAATTTCTGCGCGTTTCCCTGCAGATTGACCGACCATTGGCCGGCTTTACTGCGACGCAGGTTGACCAGTTGGTCTCTGCGTTAAAGGGATACTTGACGACTGGTAACGTTACCAAGATCTATGGGCAGGAGACTTAGTCTCCGCCCTCTTGGCCGTTACTGGCGGTAGCTGCTATGTGTACGTCGTAGCTTGAAGCTGACCCCCATAAGGAGGCCGCTTGAAAAGCAACAAGCACACGAGCAGTGCAAGTGACCTGTTGAAGTTAGCCATCACGCTTTATCGAGACGTGACGGCTAAATGTGCCGCTGATGTCTTTGATCTACGAGACCTCGATACCTTGAGGTCTCGGGTCGAACAGGAGGGTATATCGTTTTTAACGATTACCCTCCCCCAGTTTGCAAAGCAATTCGATATAGCTTTGGACTCTGGACGTATTGCCCTAAATTCTTTTCCCGGCTTTCGCCGTGTTAAGGATCGAGGAATCCCTGCATTCTTGCAAGGTATCCTCCGGCACGTGTTCGATCAGAAGACAGGAGAGTTGATTGACTATGATTCCCCCGAATTTCGAGGCTCTCGCAATGCTCTTATCACTTCTATTGAAGCTATACGGCAGTTTTGCCGTTTCTTCAGTAAAGTGGAGATACCCTGTTCAGATGAACGGGTGTATCAAGCATTCGAGAAGTTCAAAGCAATCGAGCAGTCGCTTGCAGAGTTTTCTCTCAAAGGATCAGACGTTGAAGACTTTCTTCAAACTTCTGATGTGTTGTGGCATAATTTGGTTGCTGGGATTTCTCTCAGTGACCTTACGCCCCGACACGGACCTGGGGCGACAGCCGACAGAGTTTCTGGTAATCAGAAATTCCGTTGGCGTCGCTGGCACGAGCGTCTCGATAACTTCTTTCCCTTCTTTGGTAATGCGGTGCCTTTGGGCGCCGTTGACCAATGGAGGGATATCGAGAAGGTAACGTTCGTGCCTGAGAGTGCTGAGCAACCCGTTAGGGTTATTCAAGTACCAAAAACTCTAACAGCACCCCGAATCATTGCTATGGAGCCTGTCTGCATGCAATTTGTGCAGCAAGGTATTCGTGACGTTCTATATGAGCGTATCGAATACGACTACTGGTTAACTCGTGGCCACATTAACTTTAGTGACCAGAGCATAAACCAGCGCTTTGCAATGAAGTCGTCCATTGATCAGCAATTGGCAACAATTGATCTGTCTGATGCTAGTGATCGAGTTTTCGCTCACTTGGCTATCAGAATGTTCAACTCCAATCCCGACTTAAGGGACGCGATTTGGGCATGTCGGTCGACAAAGGCGGAACTTCCCGATGGATCCATAGTGGGTCCATTGATGAAGTTTGCCTCAATGGGGTCTGCCCTTACTTTCCCGGTCGAAGCAATGTACTTCTACACGATATGTGTAGTTGCCTTGCTCCGGGAACGGGGACTCTCCTGTACGCCTCGAAACGTTTTTGACGTTACTCGAGACGTATACGTGTATGGAGACGATATAATCGTCCCTAGCACGTACGCGGCTGCGGTCTGTGATACCCTTGCGAAGTACAACTGCAAGGTTAATACCTCTAAGTCCTTTTGGAACGGAAAGTTCCGAGAGAGCTGCGGGGTAGATGCTTATGATGGAGAAGATGTCACTCCGACATACCTTCGTCAATTGCGTCCACAGAGCCGGCGGCAAGCCAGTAGGCTTGTTTCATGGGTTAAGACTGCCAACCTCCTTTACCAGCGAGGTTATTGGTCAACTGCCCAGCTCATGTTCACTGAATGTGAGAGAGTCTT